ATACCTGCTCAAAATATAAACACACCAGACGTACAAAGTGCACAATTCAGAACACCAGAATTTGGAAATATTGGAACAGGATTAGTACAGGGATATTTTGATACAAAAATTAAACAAGCACAGTACGATAACTTTAAAGCACAAAATACTGTATTATTACAAGAAAGTGTATTAAAAGCAGCACAAGCAGCTGGAGAAGTAGTTAGGACACAAGGACAAAGTTTAAGTAATACCTTTGCAGAAAAAAACCTTACAAATGCTTTGAAAAAAGCAGGTATGGAAACCGACAAATTAGGTGCAGATATTGAATTTACATTATCTGAAAATCAAAGACGTGCTGTAATGAATTCCCAGAATTTACAAGAATCAATCCAAAGAGTAAAAAATATGGCTACACAGAATATTAATGATCAAGCTACATTAAATATTATAAACCAAAATTTGGAAAATTTAAGAAAAGATGGAGTTATTAAACAATTGGATATAAATCTAAAAAAAAATGGCATACAGCCAACAGATGCATTATGGCAAAGAATAGTTGCTCAATTAATTTCTGACATTCTTCCAGAAGGAGGACTATCCGGAATAGGTAAAAATATAGAAACCTCTGTAAAAAATTGGGCAGATAATAAATACAATAATTTATTTCCAAAAAACAAACGTGATAAATCAACTATGTCTTGGTGGATACCAAAATATTAATATGCAAAACGAAAATAAATACTATGAAAAAACGTCTAGAGAAATAAAAAAAGACGTAAACGATTTGATTAATCAAATAAATCAAGCAGTTTTAGAAAACGAAAGCAACCATGCAGTAGCACTAAGTAGATTAGATTCAGTATGTTCACTATTACAAATTACCCTAATTCATATCAATAACTTAAACAGCCAAAACAAATGCGCTACAACAGAAAACGCGGAGGATTCCGTAAAAAACGAGGCTACGGCCGTAGAAGAAACAACACATATTTAGTTCAAAGAGGAGGCATTAGACTATAATGGCAAAAGCAAATTTATTCAACTCGATTCAACTGCCTAAGGTAGGCAGTAACGTATTCGACCTTTCACACGATGTGAAAATGTCGTTTAAAATGGGTGGACTATACCCAACATGTGTAATGGAATGTGTACCAGGTGATAAAGTAAAAATTGGAACAGAAACGATGCTTCGTTTCGCACCACTTATTGCACCAGTAATGCATAAAGTAAATGTAACAACCCATTATTTCTTTGTGCCAAATAGAATTTTATGGCCAAATTGGGAACAATGGATTACAGGAAACTTAGATGTAGTAGCACCTTTTATTTATTATAATGATATTCCTGTAAAAACTTTGGGTGATTATTTGGGTTTACCCACAGATATGGCTAACAATGGAATAGTATTTCCAGATCCAAATGCTATGACGCTAAGTCCATTCCCTATTGCTGCATATAATAAGATTTATAATGAATATTATCGTGACCAGAATCTTCAGAACCCTATTCCAGACGAATTGGTCGATGGAAATAACAGCAGTATTTTCTTAGTACAAGCAAGAGATACCGTAAGACAGAGAGCATGGCAACATGATTATTTCACTTCGTGTTTGCCATGGGCACAAAAAGGAGATGCAGTAACAATTCCTATTGGAGATGTAGATATTTCATTCAGAAATGATGTAGGAGGAACAGTAATAAGACAAACAGATGGCACCGCTTTTACAAATCAAAACGGACTCAGCCATTCAGATGCTGGAGGATTAGCAAGACAAGGGTCAGTAACTGGCACCCGTTACAATATTGATAACTCTAGTCAATTAGTAGGTACTGCAGAGGCAGCAGATATCAATTCACTACGTAGAGCATTCAGACTTCAAGAGTGGTTAGAAAGAAATGCAAGAGGTGGTACTAGATATATTGAAAGCATTCTTGCTCATTTCGGTGTAAAATCATCAGACGCTAGACTACAAAGACCAGAATACCTTGGAGGTTCAAAAGGTAAAATGGTAATTAGTGAAGTACTATCCACTGCAGAAACAACTTTGCCAGTTGGTAATATGGCAGGACATGGTATTTCTGTATCAGGAGGAAATGAATTTAAATACAATGTTGAAGAACACGGATGGATTATTGGCTTAATATCAGTAACGCCAGAAACCGCTTATCAACAAGGAGTGCATCGTTCATTGTTGAAATCCAATAGGTTAGATTATTTCTGGCCAACCTTTGCAAATATTGGAGAACAAGAAGTCAAAAACGCTGAATTATATGCATCAGGCACTCAAGTAGGAGAAACATTCGGTTATGTTCCAAGATATGCTGAATATAAATTTCTCAACAGTAGAGTAGCAGGAGAAATGAGAACCTCACTAGATTATTGGCACCTAGGACGCAAATTTAGCGCAAAACCAAACCTTAATGGAGCCTTTATTCAATGTGATCCTAGTACGCGTATTTTCGCAGTAGAAGATCCAACAGTTGACAACATTTACGGACATATATTTAATAATATTAAGGCTATTAGAAAGATGCCGAAATACGGCACGCCTAATTTCTAATATGGCATGTGATACACCGTTTCATGTTAATAACCCACGCTACCCTATCTATAGTAACGACCGGCAAGTTCCGGTACCTTGTGGAAAGTGTCCAGCGTGTTTGTCCAGACGCACTAGCGTCTGGACATTTCGTTTAAAAACACACGCAAAAAATGCTAATACTTCTTACTTTATTACTCTTACTTACGATACCAGATTCGTACCTATATCAAAAAAAGGTTTCCTTACACTCGATAAAAGAGACTGTCAACTCTATTTTAAAAGGCTTCGCAAACTTCATGGAAAAGATCACGAACCCTTAAAGTATTATTTAGCAGGTGAATACGGGAGTAAAACCTTCAGACCTCATTATCATATAATCTTATTCAATGCAAACATAGAATTAATTCACAAAGCATGGGACAAAGGAGAGGTGCATATAGGAGAACTCACGGAAGCATCAGCCGCATATACAGCAAAATATATAAACAAAGGAAAAATTATTCCAATGCACAAAAATGATGATAGACTGCCAGAATTCAGTTTAATGTCAAAAAAGTTAGGGCTTAATTACCTTAGTGAAAAAATAATTGCCTATCACAGAACCGATATTGAAAGAAATTTCATAACATTGGAAGACGGAAAGAAAATAAGTATGCCTAGATACTTTAGAGAAAAAATCTGGACAGAACAAGAAAGAAGAACACAAGCAGATAAATTAGCGGAAAAGTTTAAACAAATAGAAGACCAAAAAGAATTAGAATACTACACAAAACACCAAACATTAGAAGGATATGAACAACAAAAAGAATCAGGAAAAGCCTACAGAATTGCAACACATGAACAACTTAACAGAACAGGACGCGATAAAATTTAGGTCAGCATTCACCTATCAGGAAAAACTCGAGGAACAGGAGGTAAAATCTTCAATGGAACCAAGTCAGACGGTTCCAGACATGACTTTGTCATTACAAGAATTAGTAGAAAGATATACTAGAGGTCAATCAGTAGCAACCTTCACACCCGTTTATTATGGAGAAGACGAAGAATTCGCAGACGTTAGTCGCATGGACCCAATAGAACGCATAGAATATGCAAGATATATACGCGAAAAAATTGCGGAAACACAAACCTCCCTAGCGGAGCAAACACGTGCCGAAGGACGTGAGCCGCAAATGAGCGATGGACAAAACTTCGTAGAAGAAAAAATTGAACAAAATGCTATATAAAACCCCCCCGAAAGGAAAAAACTATAAAACAACCAAAGGGCAGTTTGGCGGTACTACCGCTAAACTGCCTGATACGTGGCGCTACGGCAAAAGAACAAAAGCGCAATGGATACAGGCCTTCGAAGAGGAGGCCAAGCACTAATACTACTTGATATATTAGTGCTAATTGACACCAAGCAAAAACGAAAGCCTGCGAGAGTACTAGCGTAGGTGGAAAATTAAACAAAAAAATAAGAAAAAAAATGCCAATTGACCCATTAACAGGAACAATAATAGCAGCCGGCATAGCCGGTGCAGGCCAAGGGGCCAACGCTTATGCTACAGGAAAGATGAACAAAAAATCTAGAGAATTTTCTAGAGAAATGTATCAACGCACAAAAACGGATAATCTTACTAACTGGCAAATGCAAAATGAATACAACAGTCCACAGCAACAAATGCAAAGACTAAAAAATGCAGGATTAAATCCTAATATGTTGTATGATAAAACAGGAGCAGTGATACCTGCTCAAAATATAAACACACCAGACGTACAAAGTGCACAATTCAGAACACCAGAATTTGGAAATATTGGAACAGGATTAGTACAGGGATATTTTGATACAAAAATTAAACAAGCACAGTACG